GCAGCACCTAGACCATCACTAGTAATGTTTGAGTTCGCACTTGCACCAGCGAATGGGTTAGCAACTAATCCATATCTGGTTTTAAATCCAATCTTAGGTTGGAAAGTGTCTTGGCCAACAGCACGTACCATTTGTAGTGGCACATATGGGCAATAGAAGATACCAGCATCGTATGGTGAAGTACCTTTGTAACCCACAACGTAGAATTGTTTACCAGATTGGTTTGCACTGTATGGATCAATGTAAACTTTATATTTACCATTTAATACACCAGCGAAAGTGTTTCCAGTATCATCAACGTTTAAGTTGTTGTTAAGAGCAGGAGTGTAATCTAAAACACCAGCCATTTGAAGTGCAGAAGCAACATCAGATGAGCAAATGATTATATAACCTTTTCCTCTTCTTGTTCTTTGAGCGATTGCGTTAGCGTCTCTTTCCAATTGGAACATAAGACCTTTGAATCTCTCAACTGACCATCTACCATTTGAGTCAGTATCTAAATCGAAGATACCTTCATTAGTAGTGTTAACAGCGTTTCCAGCGTTATCAGAAGCACCTTTTTCAGCAGTAATATAAACTGATCTTACTACTTCTCTGTTGATTTCAGCTAAGATTTCAGCAGATAAGATGTTTGATAATTCTGTTTCAGCATCTAAACCATGGATTGCTTTTAAGTCTTGAGCAAGTTCCATTGTGTATTCTGCTTTTAACGCTCTGCTTTTAGCAGTTACAGTTGATTTCTCAATTGAGAAAGCCATTTCAGCAAAAGAGTTACCAGCGGCATCTCCTAAAGCTTCAGCAGCAGCTGTAGTCATACCAGTACCTTTTGTGTAAGTTCCTGGTGCTGAGTCGTTAAGTACAGATGGGTTAGATCCGTCGTGGTCTGTTGATGAGAATCCATCTACTGATGATCCAGCTTTGTTTCTGCCAGAAAAATCAGTATCAGCTTCGTCAAAAAGAGCTTCACCGCCAGATTGACTGTTGTATCTGCTTCTCATAGCAAATATCAAACCAGTTGGTCCTGACATAGGTTGAACACCTGCGATATCGTAAGCGATAAGGTTAGGCATTGCTCTTCTTACTAAGCTAATTAAGATAGGATTCCAATTTTGAATAGAAGAACCAGTAGCGTTAGATGGAGCAGCCTCTGATAAGAAAGCAGCGTCTTCTCTTAACGACTTCTCTTGGTTTTCTAAAATAACTGAAGTTACGGCTCTTTTGTAACTGTCCTTCACTTCTGGAAGATCAGGATGGTCCAAAACGGGCTGCCACTTCTGTTGTATTGATTCAGATAAAAACATTTTTCTATCTCTCCTTTTTAGTTAATTAACTAAACCCTTACTTATCGTAAGGATTCTTTCTTTGTTTACTAATAGCAGCAGTGTAGGCAGCCATTGATTCAGATAAATCAACAGTCTGATTATTTTCTGCTACGACATTAGATTCAGTATCTTTCGCTTTTGCTTTAGGGTAGTATGAGTTTTTTAATGTCTCAACACTTTTTCTAAAACTAGCAGCGTCTTTATACTCAATACTTTCTGCTAAACCTTTAAGTTTTTCAGATTCAGTTTCTGCCAAATCAGAAGCAATATCACCGATAATGTCTTCTCTAGCAAAATCATTTATTTTCTGACTTAACTCAATGTTCTTTTCAATTGATTCATTAAGTTTATCTTTTAATGAATTAATTTCAACAGATTGATTCTCTAATACATCATACTTCTCTTGCGGTACGTTGATGTAATGAGTTTCAAATAGGTTTTTAAGTCCACCGATAAATTCCTCAGTAATTTCATTTCTAAGACCTTTTTCGATAGCCAGTTCGTTGTCTTTCATCCAAGATTCAACAACGTAATTTAGATAAGCATCCACTTTGTCAACGATTTCTTCTTTGACTTCGTCTTTTTTCTTTTCGACTTTTTTATCGTAGTCTGCTTCTAATTTTTCGATTTCATCTACAAGTTTTGCTTTAACAGCAGATTCGAAAATAGTTGCAGCTTTTTGTTTGAACTCTTCCGATAGGTCTTCACCATCAGTTAGAGCAGCTACATCTTCTTTCATATCCATGTCTTTTACTTTGTCCTGTGCAGTTTCTTTTTTAACTTCTTTTTCCTCTGATTCAGCAACTTCTTTTTCCATAGACTCTACTTGTTTTTTAACTTCAGACTCAGAGCAACCGTATTTCTCAGCAGCTTCTTTATATGAACAACTTGAGTCTTTCATATATTCTTTAGCAGCCTGAATTACTTTTTTCTCATCTTCTTCTTTAATTTCGTCTTTTTTCTTTTCGTCTTCTTCTTTTTTTTCTTTATCTTCTTCAGATTCTGAAACTTCTTTTTTCTTTTCGTCTTCTTCTTTTTTCTCTTTTTAGAT